ACTTTCGATGTATTATCGGAAAGGATACTGCGAGGCTTTGTATTGGATTGATCCTGAATGGCCTCCTGGGGTGCCTTATAACCGGTCAGAGTATCTGGCCGGGTACAAACGCGGGATCAGAACCAAGATGAAATTGAAAATGGAAAAACGAAATGACTAAGTTTCAAGAGTGGCTCGAAAATAAAAAAGAATTTGTGTTGAAAACCGAACGGGAAATTCAGCTTGCAAAGGCAGCCTGGGATGCTGCTCTTATGATGATTTATAACCTGATTGACACGGTAAATATAAAGAAAGGATTAACTGATGAATAAAACAGAATTGATATCAACAATCGCTGAAAAGACAAAAGTCACGAAGTCCATTGTTTCAGATGTGGTTGAAATAATGCTCTCCACCCTGATTGAACAAGATAGGGTATCAATCAAAGAGTTCGGCACGTTTTCTTGGACTACACGGAATGCCAGGCAGTGTCGGAACCCACATACAGGTGGTACAGTTGACGTTCCTGAAAGCAAGGTTCTGACGTTCAAAGTTTCAAATGGACTGAAAACGTATGCAGACTGATATCTTATATGACATCTGTAAGGCGGCTGGTATCGGATATACTACCGATTCTGCTTACCTTGTGGATAAAATCAAAGAATTACGGATCGGACATGAACGATATGAAAAAGTACGTCACTTGAACGCAAAGCAATTCGATGATATTTTTAAATGCAATGTGCAAGGTCGCAGATTCGATGATCTGGTGGATGAAATGTAAAAAAAAAGGAGGTGATTACTATGGCAAAAAAAGCTGAAAAACCAGTTAAGAAGGGTGGTAAACCGAAGGGTAAACCTAAACCCTGTTGATCGCAACCAAAGCAGCCATGATGTTTTTTATGGCTGCTTATGGTAAAGAGATTTATAATAACAGGGTTCATTCTCTCACGGGTGAAGAACTAATTGTTTCACACCGACGGCTTCGGGAATGGAATATCAAGGCAACATCAGAGGATGTAAACGACCCCTACCCTAAAGGGATAGGGGCTTTTTAAAAGCCCACGTTTACCAGCAGACAAACAGGAGATTAAAAATTGTTTGTAAACGATATGACAGAAATAGGTACGTCAGGATGCCGTCTCAGTTCTGACCTCTACGGTGATTCATTAACCAGCCCTATGAGGTAGGGGCAGTGTGAATTACGTTAAACCTGTCAATATCCCTGCGAGAGAAGGCCGGATTCTGCAATAACTCCAATGTTGCAGATACGCATAACTTTCCAAAAGAAAGGACAAAACTTGAGAGTATTTGTCAAAAATTTAAGAAATCAGTCGCTTATGCCAACAACTCCAAGAAAAGCAAAATTGCTTCTCAGGGAAAAGAAAGCAAAAGTCGTGTGTAAATTGCCATTCACCATCAAGTTGACAGTCGCAACGGGTGAGGCGTTTCAAGCAGTGGTCGCCGGTATGGATACTGGCTCCAATTCAATAGGCTGCGCGGCCATTGCAAACAAACAAGTGATATACCAATCTGAAATCCAGATCAGGCAAGATGTTTCCAAAAAGATGCAATCCAGAAAAATGTACAGAAGAACCAGACGGGGAAGAAAAACAAGATATCGACCTGCTCGTTGGAATAACCGAGCGTTCATGAAAACAACCGACAGATTGGCTCCAAGCATCAAATCAAAGGTAGATTCACATTTGAGAGAAAAGGCATTTGTTGAATCAATCCTGCCAATTAACAATTGGATTGTTGAGACTGCCAGTTTTGACATCCATAAGATTACAAACCCTGATGTAAAAGGAAAAGGTTATCAATTCGGAGATCAAAAGGACTTTTATAACGTCAAGGCTTATGTCCTGCACCGGGATGGTTATAAATGCCAATCTAAACAGAAAACAAAACATACCGATAAGTTACATGTCCACCATATTATCTTCAAATCGAACGGCGGTACTGACACGCCATCCAATTTAATCACATTATGCGAAGTGTGCCATAAGAGCCTCCATGAAGAAAACTTTGTATTTAAAGTTGGAAAGACCAAAACCAAACATGCAACTGAAATCGGGATAATTAAATCTCAATTAAAGAAACTTTGGGATTTCGCAGAAACATTCGGTTATGAGACTAAATTTTTCAGAGAGCAAGTTTTGAAACTGGATAAAAATCATCACTTTGATGCCGTGGCCATTTGTGGGCAATCAGATATTATTTTATCAGACAGTGTTTTTTATAAGAAACATGTGTCTGGTGGGGATTATCAACAGACACATGGGAGTATGTCTGAGAAGAAAATTCCAACTGGCAAACTATTTGGATTAAGAAAATTTGATCTGGTAAAAACAGACAAAGGAATCGGTTTCATTAAGGGGAAGAGAAGTTCAGGCTATTTTGCCTTGATGGATATTTTTAATAACACAGTGACTGCATCAGTTAATGTCAGGAACAATTGCCAAAGGCTGATAGCAAGAACTACAACTATGATACAGGAGGGTGGTGATTCCTCCCCTACCCTGAAGGGATAGGGGTTTCCTCACCACGTCTTATGAATACGCTATCCAGCATGATTGGGTATCCAAAGAACTGCTGGCAGGAATGACTATGAAAGAATTATCTGATCTCTTTTCGGGATTATGATTAATGGCTAAAGAGAAAACTCGAAGCGACAAACTGCTTAAACCTGCGACTATCAAAAAGACGCGCAAGGATAAACGTGTTACAGATTGTCCCGTCAATAGACGAATAGGCTGCGGCATTTGTGGTAGCATGGATACTCTTACGCAAGGAGTTGAATTTTGTCTTTTGTGCGGTACTGAGATTGAGTTTTTGACTGATAGAGAATGGTATCACTACGGCAATGATGAAGTACCTTGCGAATGTGTGAAAAAATACAAAGACGCGAAAGGAAAGATTCGGATATTCCGTCAGATTAACACATTACATGTCGGTAAGTGCGTGGCTTGTGGTTCGGTTATGAGTTCTTTTTGTCCGAATGGCAAAACTCATAAATGTTGGAAACATTGGGACGGCAGGATGTATTGTAGGAATTGCGGTTATAGAAGAAAGGAAAGGTAAAAAATGGATGTCAAATATTCCAAGGAAATAGAGAATAAGTATCATGTGGCAGCAAGTAAAGTTGCAAGGCTAATAATTGAGAAGCAGGCCGCGTATGGCGATTCATTTTCCCGGGCAGGGAACTGCCTTCGGGAGATGTACCCAGATGGGATCAAGCTGGAACAATATGATGATCTTTTGACTATCGCCAGGGTGCTGGATAAATTATTCAGGGTTGCTCATGAAAGAAATGCATTCGGGGAATCGCCATTTAAAGATATTTGCGGGTATGCTTTATTAGATATAGTTAAGAATGGTTGATCTTCAAGTGAACATAAAGAGGCGTAATTGCATTACATATTGACAACTAAAATTATTCTTATAAAGGCGAATATGAAATCATTAACATATCCCACAATGATTCAGGGGATACTATCCGACGATCACGCTGGTAAAGCCATTGAGATTATACTCTCAGAACTCAAACGCGCTGAAGAGAAACACCCAGGATGGCCAGATGACATCGTTCATGCCGTAGCCATTATGATCGAAGAAGCTGGAGAAGCAATGCAAGCTGCTATCGATTGCCATTATAAAGGTGGGGATATTGAACTGCTTAGGATTGAACTGGCGCAGGTTGGCGCAATGGCAATCAGGACTATTATGCACCTGCCGTGAACTACCCCTACCCTAAAGGGATAGGGGTTTTACGCCATTCTTATAAATTACATGAACATAAAACACAAAAGATATTTCTAATGCCGTCACTTCCTCTCAAAAATTGTACCAAACCAGGGTGCCCGACCCTAACAGCAGGCGGCGGCAGGTGTCCGGCTCATGCAAGCAAAGCAAGGCGGATGTTCTTTCGAGAGTATGACAGCCACAGGCCAACATCAGACAAAAGAGGCTATGATTTTAACTGGTACAAAGTGCGGCGCCTCAAGCTGTCTATTAATCCTCTCTGTCAGATGTGTCAGGAAGATGGGCGATATGTCAAGGCTGATATTGTCCACCACATCCAGACGATTGAGGAACATCCGGAACTGAGACTGACATTGACAAACCTGCTCAGTGTATGCAATTACCACCATTCGATGATTCACAATAGATTTAATAACTGAAAGGGAGCGACACAATGACGACGATATATGAAGAGACTTTCAAAATTGCAGTAGAATTCACGGCAGAGGAAGATGCAGACTTGAAGGCGCTCAGAAAAGAATCCAAACGCCGTATCATGGCAGCGTTCATCGACGGCTATGACGATCCTCATAAACCAGGCAACATATTAATCGGTGCAGTTCGGAAATAGGCAGAGCAAGCACTATATGTGGTAGTGTTTTGAAAAATTGGCTACTATATATAGTATGACACGCCTCCCATCGAATCTTCACAGCTTTCCGACGAAAAC